AAAAGAGGCAAAAGGATTGGTTTTTAAACAACTTTACGGAAACGTATTTGATGAATATAAAGACTTTCAATTCTTTAAACTAACAACTGCGTATATAGAAAAAACATGGAGTAAGTATCAAGCTGAAGGATATGTGAAAGGGGTTTATGGAAGGTATACTTTTAAAAAAGACGAATTACCTAATATGAATCCTCAGAAACTATTCAACTACCTTATACAGAATTATGAAACTGTCAATAACATAATGTTACTAGAAAAGATATTTAAGGTATTGGAAGGTAAGAGATCAAAAATAGTACTCTATACGTATGATGCTATACTATTAGATTTATCTAAAGAAGATAAAGATGCAATCCGTAGTATAGTAAATATCTTTAAAGAGGAAGGATTAAGGATAACGATGAATGTAGGAAATAATTATAATGCTTTACAATCTTTTTGATATGTATAATAGAGATTTAGACGAAACCTTAGAAATGGCCAACAATAAACTGTTATGTACATTCGTACCCGTAGACGAAATAGACCCGTTTATTGAAAAACTTACTTCAAGATACAGTATAATGTATAATAAAGTATTTATCTTAAATGTTCGAGACTCTCAAGAATACGCCTGTACCTACAACCTCGAACAACCAGATATAAACAACATTCCAGATAATACAATTTCTGTACATAGGAAGAAAGAAAGCAATACCCTATATACGATAAATGCTTTAAATGAACTTATCAAAAGTCTAAACGGAGGAGTTGTAGATACTCGCTTTCGTATAGATTGGAAGCATTATAGAAATACTATATTATTAACAACTCAAGGAGAGTTGAAATTTCTACGTACTAAGATATACGAAATAAAAAACGTATAAATAAGTTGCATCTCTGCAACATAGCTACTATATTAAAGGTATTATAAGTATAAAAAAAGTTATTTTAAAAGTATGAACGTTAATGAAATTAAAGCAAAGCTACAAGCCTTGCAGAATCAGAAAGCAGCCTCATCCGGAGGCACAAGAAGAAACATCTATTATAGACCGACTGTAGGAAAGGAAGTGATTAGAGTAGTACCTTCAAAGTACAATAAATCTAATCCGTTCTCTGAATTATACTTTCACTACGGTATTCACAAGTTTCCAATTATCTCACCTACTAATTTTGGCGATAAAGATCCAATAGTAGAGTTTGTAAAGCAGTTAAGAGAAACTAACGATAAGGAAAATTGGAGGTTAGCTAGAAAACTAGAACCTAAGATGAGAGTATATCTACCTATCATCGTAAGGGGTCAAGAAGAAGAAGGAGTAAAGTTATGGGGATTTGGAAAAGAAATCTACATGGAACTACTCTCAATGGTAGAAGATGAAGATATCGGAGACTTTACAGATATCGTAACAGGTAGAGATTTAACCCTAACTACCCTTGACGCATCCCAAACAGGTACCGGATATAATAAAACAACCCTAAGAGCAAGAACCGCTCAAACCCCTCTATCAGAAGATAACAACACCGTAAAGACTCTAATTGAAGATCAACCTAATCCTGAAGAAGTGTTTACGAGAATGAGTTTCGATGATATGAAAAAAGTATTACATGAATACCTAGCTCCCGACGCTGAAGAAGGAAAAATATCCTCAGAACCAGCAGTAGCGTTCGATAGCCCCTCTTCTCCAACTAATAAGTTTTCTTTAGAAAATCAAGGTAAGAAAGTAGAATCAAAAGCAGATAAGTTTGATAGTCTATTTGATGATAACGATAAATTACCTTTCTAAAATAAACTATGGCAAAAGCAAAAGACAAATCTCTCTCAGCAGCAGTATCTGCTGAACTAAAAAAAGGCTTTGATTTGAAGAAATTCAAACAGAGTAAAATGCTTAACAGGAACGTTAGATTTAAAGACCAGAAATGGATCCCTCTATCTAAAGCATTCCAAGAGGTAACCTCCATACCAGGTATACCAATGGGACATATAACGATGCTAAGAGGACATTCTGATACTGGCAAATCAACAGCGTTATTAGAAGCTGCAGTCTCTGCACAGAAAGCAGGCGTACTCCCGGTATTCATTATTACAGAGATGAAATGGAACTGGGAGCACGCTATTCAGATGGGTCTAGAGGTTGAGGAAACTATAGACGAAGAAACTGGAGAAGTGTTGGACTACGGAGGAAACTTTATTTATGTAGATAGAGAAACAATACATACTATAGAAGATGTAGCTAGCTTTATATTAGACCTAATAGATGAGCAGAAGAAAGGCTCACTACCTTACGATCTACTCTTCTTATGGGATTCTGTAGGATCTGTACCATGCGAACTATCAGTACGTTCTAATAAAAACAATAATGAATGGAATGCAGGTGCAATGTCTACACAATTTGGTAACCAGGTAAATCAGAGGATAGTAATGTCAAGAAAAGAATCTTCTAAGTATACGAACTCTTTATGTGTTGTGAATAAGGTATGGACTGCAAAACCCGAATCTCCGATGGGAAGACCTAAATTAGAGAATAAAGGAGGAAAGACTATGTGGTATGACGCAACCTTTATTATTACGTTCGGTAATATTTCTAATGCCGGCACTTCTAAAATAAAAGCAATAAAAGGCGGAAAGCAGATTGAATTTGCTAAAAGAACTAATCTTCAAATAGATAAAAACCACATTAACGGAATAACTACTCGAGGTAAGATTATTATGACTCCTCATGGATTTATCCGAGACGAAGATAAGGACTTAAAAGCATACAAGTCCGACAACCAAGCAGATTGGGAGAGGATATTAGGAGGAGGTGACTTCGAGATTATCGAAGAAGATCCTGAAAATACATCACCAGATATGTTTGAAAAAGAAACATAAACCTAATTTAATTCAATATAAGTTAAGAAAGCCCTTGCATTTGCAGGGGTTTTTTCGTATATTAAAGAGTATATATTATGTCACAAGATCTAAGAGCACTTCTAGCAAACATTACAGAGACCGAAACTAAGCCCGTAGAGGAAGATACTAAGAACTTCCATTCAAGAGTCCTTCTTATAGACGGCCTCAATCTATTCTTCAGGAACTTTGCAACAATTAATTTTATGAATAAAGACGGAGTACCTATAGGAGGAATGGCAGGGTTTCTTAGATCACTCGGCTCACTAATACAACTGACTCAACCTACCGGAGTATATGTAGTTTTTGATGGGCAAGGATCTTCTACTAATAGGAAGAATTTGCTACCGGAATATAAGTCTAATAGAGGTATAAACCGTATAACTAACTGGGACACCTATGATAGTATTGAAGAAGAAGGAGAATCTAAGGTAGATCAGATAACACGTCTAATACATTACTTACAATGTCTACCTGTAAAGATCGGTATGATCGATAAAGCAGAGGCAGACGATATGATTGCATACCTAGCAACTAAACTATCTAAAGAAAGAAACTCAGATGTGATTATAGTATCCTCTGATAAAGATTACCTGCAACTGGCTAATCCTAAAATAACCGTATATAGACCTATCAGTAAAAAATTCTACAAAGCAAAAGAAGTAGCTGAAGAATACGGAATACATTCAGACAATTTTATTATATATAAAACTCTACTAGGAGATAAATCAGATAAAATTGATGGAATACGAGGTCTAGGTCCAAAAACATTACTAAAACACTTCCCAGAATTAATTCACCACTCCTTAGACTTAGATGAAATCTTTGAAATAGCAGAAGCTAAATTAACAACTCATAAAGTATTCGCTAAGATATTACACGAACAAGACAATCTTATAAACTCTTACAAGTTAATGGACTTAAAAAACCCTATATTAGATGATCGTCAAATTAACTATATAGAAGATCTAGTAGGAGAAAACAATAACCCGTTCTATAAAAAAGAGTTTTTAGAAATGTATAAACAAGACGGAGTAGCTCACTTTATAAAAAATATTGAAAATTGGGTCACAGATACTTTTTTTAAGTTGGGAACTTATAAATAAGATCGTATATTAAAGTAAAATTAAACAGTTATAAATAAAAGTTACATGACCTTAAAATCACTAAACGATTACGGACCAGCATTTCAGGTAAAAGCTTTAGGTGCATTATTAACTAGGAAAGAATTCCTACAGAATATACACGATGTATTGACGGATGAACATTTTCCTAACCCTGCCCATAAATGGTTTATAAATGAAATATCTAAATACTGGGATAAGTATCATACGGTGATATCTATGGAAGTATTAACTATAGAAGTTAAACGTTTAGATAACGAAATATTACAAACCTCGATTAAAGAACAGTTAAAAGAAGCTTATAAACATTCAGACGATGAACTACAATACGTAGAAGAAGAGTTTACTGCTTTCTGTAAGAACCAACAACTTAAAGCAGCTCTATTAAACTCTGTAGATCTTTTGAATTCTGGAGAATATGATAGTATTAGATACCTTATAGATAGTGCATTAAAAGCAGGTACGGATAGAAATATAGGACATGAGTATAATAAAGATATCGAAACTAGATATCGAGAAGATTATAGACCTACCATACCAACACCTTGGCCAGATATTAATAACTTAATGCAAGGAGGATTCGGTCCTGGAGACTTAGGAATAGTATTCGGTAACCCTGGAGGAGGTAAATCTTGGCTTATGGTTGCAATGGCTGCTCACGCTGTAAGAATGGGATACAATGTAGTATATTATACATTAGAATTAGGTGAAGATTATGTTGGTAAGAGGTTTGATTGTTACCTAACAGGTGTGGATATAGAGCATATAGGAGAACATAGAAAAAGGGTAGATGAAATGGTCGGAGACTTAACTGGAAATCTAATCATAAAAGAGTATCCTCCTAAAATGGCATCTGTATCTACATTAAGAGCTCACCTTCAAAAATGCGTAGACTCAGAAGTTAAACCTGATTTAGTAATTATTGACTATATAGATTACCTAAAAGCAGCATCAAATAA